TATTATACGATAGATCTGCGTTAGTGTCAACTACTTTTAGGAGTTTTGGCTAGAGTCTTTGCGTTTCATTGCCTTAATTAGGCCATAATGACGGACATCGCCCGAAAACAAATGTAATTCAAAACTTTTACGCTCGCTCAAAACCGTAATTGTTTCGGGTGTAAGGTAATACGGACAGTCGATGAACTTGTCCAAAAACAAAATAACTTGCGGTTTCAAATCCAAAGTAGCCGGGAATGGGATTTCGTAGACTTGTAGATCCAAAGTATTTCTAATGTAGTCCAATCCTTCTTCAGTCAATCTAAGACCGCCTTCGCTCTTTTTACGGGTATTTACAAACCACCTACGTGAGTACGTTGCGACATTTACCAAAGACAGGGCTTGCATACCAGCCTTTAGAAAAATCCTAGTGTACACTTCTTGATTCATTCGATTGATTCGCCCTGAGTTAGTTTAACCACACCAAAATCTTTAACACCAAACATAGTGTTCAATTTTTTAGATAAGTTATGTGCATGTCCTGGATTTGAAAAACTAACTTTTTTGTATTTGCTACCAGCATAGCCGCCTAGACTATTTTGGCTCTTCAAATTAAAAGGCTGTCCTTTGTAAAAGACAGCCCAAATGGCGTCCGCCTCGAGAATTTGATCGCTCTTAAAGGTTTTCTTGTTGATATTTTCTAAAAGTACTTTGGGTTTGGGGCGACTCATACACACATATCTCCGTTATATGCGTATATTTATTACTTTTCGTCCCAATTTCCTCCGTCCATTTTGACCTGTATATTAGGATCTTCACGTTGAATAGACTGCATCAATCCTTCATAGTTACCTGCCAATCTAGTCATAACCAGCGATAACGTATGATTTAGCGTTTTTGCAGTAGCAATGTCTATACGAATTTCTTTTTGATTGCCAAGTTCTGCTCCACGCACTTGATTCATAAATTGCTGAATGGCAATTGTGTTAATTTTATCGCCTTGCATTAGATAACCTTTGTTTCATTTCAATGTCTGTTCTAAAGGGGCCTTCATACGGATAACGTTCAACGGTAATTAGTTTAGGGCAAAAAGATTTAATCCATCCCTTTTCAAATTTAATGATATAGTATCCTGCACAGTATACACTTTTACTTTTTGAACTTTTAGTAAACAACGGCAAATTACGCTTAACATCAAACATAGGGTTATGAGGTTCGCTACTGGCCAAATATCCGTGAACATCTCTACTTGTAACCTCACTACTGCTACTCAAAAAAGTTTTTGTTACGAAGAAATCTTTACCGAATGTTTCGAACAGTTTCTTTTTATTGTCAAACGTAGTTACATTTTCTTTACTGCTGAACACATATTTCTTTTGTTCGGTTACTTTAAGAATGCCAATCTTTGTTTCACCTTCTTCAACAATCCAAAATTTTCCATCGATTACTGGCTTTGCGTGTATTTCTGTCATATCGGGTCTCCAACTTTTATTTGTGGTATCTTGCATTAAGCGGTTCTGCATATTGCTGTGCTTGATCTGAAATCTTTTTCAAATCGTATAGTTGACAAAACTTAAGAAGTCGTATGCCAACTTGCGATACATTCTTTTCTTTTTCAATATTAGTTTTAATTGTGTCGAACAACTTTTCTTTAATGTCGTCGGGCTGTTGTGTCAAGTCAATCAATTGTCGGTTACGTTCGTAATCTTCTAGCACACGATGTTCTTCACCATTATGATCAACCCAACGTTGCAACATGAGATTGTTCCACGAGAATCCTTTATTGTCTTTATCTTTAAAAGCATCTTCTAATTTGTTCTTACGTACCTTAGGATATGCACTAAACACATTATCACTACTGTCACCGCGAATACATTTCTCAAATAGCAACCATTTAGGATCAGGAATAGCCTTAGGCATTCCAGTTTTTGTATCCTTAACCAGTTTACCTTTTTTGTCAAAGATTCCTTCGTAGGTAATATGATGCTCTAGGACACCGTTATACTGACTCACTGTGGGGCTAATCAATTGTACAAAATCTGTGTCTGTTGAAATGATTACATGTTTGTCGTTAGGATGACTTTGAATCCACCCTGCAATCAAATCATCTGCTTCTAGTTCTTTATGCTGTAGCACAGTACAGTTAGTCTTTTCTTCGATGAACGTTTTAAACATGTCAAAACTTTCCCAGAACAAAGTATCTTCTTCTTGTTCTTTAACTGTCTTTGCCGCACGAGCCTCTGTTCTGTTGCGTTTATACGGAGCATAGTAATCTTTGCGCCACGAGCGACCTTCAAGGCAGAACACTACGTGAGTGCCGCCAAAGTCTTGCCATGCTTTTTTGATACTGTTTAAAGTAATATGAAAGGCCATGCCCAACTTAATGTCAGCATCGCCTTTGATAACGTGACGAGCACGAAAGAATGTGTTAGCAGTATCAACTAAAATATATGTCATGAAACTTCCGATTTACCTTCAGCAATTTTCTTAACGTTAATATACCCAGCACCACGCTCGGACATATTAACACCTTCTTCTCCGGCAATATCTCTGCACAGTGTTCTAAACCAACGATCTACAATCTCTTCGTCTGGATCACCGTCGAACCCATAACCTTGTTGTTTCAATTGTAACACAAACTCATCGTTCCAGTCAAGTTCCAGAAAGCCGTTACGCAAATTCTCTTTGTTAACGTGTGTTTCCAAAACAGCAATATACGGCTCGCCGTTTCGTGTAGCACGATCCTTTGGAGTCAGTTTGGCAAGTTCTTCTGCATTTTTAGCACGTTCAGCAGCCTCAGTTGCTTTGGTTGCAGTCTCAGCGGCCGCTGCCGCAATAGCCAGTGATCTTTCGGCTTGTGCTTCAATCTTATCTATTCCAAATATCTTTTTAATAATTTTTTTCATTTTGGTCTACTCCATTCATCTTTTGCTATTTTGGCTTCAATCCAAATCTTTTTAGTTATGTTCCAAACGGGATGCCAAAAATACCCAATGACAAGTCCGTAAATAAAAGATTCAAAATTATTCCATTCCATTGTGTCGTCCCCATTTAAATAAATTCCAAATTCGTTCGTGTATGTAGTACAAGATTGTATTAGATATTAATTGTGTTAATCCAATTGCACCAGCAATTGCAAAGTTTCCTATCATTAAGTATGCAATTAAAAATGTTGCCGATGAACCAGTTATACGCCATGTAACTGTTTTAACTAGACTTCGTTTATTTGTTTCCATCACACCAATCCGAGATCTTTCCGAATTTTTGTAGCACTAATATCTGTAACAGCATCGTCAAATGTTTCTTCCCCGCTAGTATAACCAACGCCTCGTCCCCAGCCAATATGTACAATGTTAGGAACAACTTGTATTTCATATTGTCCTTGGTACAATGGATCTAGATCACGTCGGATAAAACTTTTAACTTTTGCTACTTCGAACGGATTGCTTCCTTGCCATCCTTGAACATCACGTACCTGAATAATTACCTGTCCAGTCTTGTCTAACAATCTTTCAAATAACGCACGATGTCCGTCGTGCCACGGTTGCCAACGACCTAGCATTTGCACTGTTTCTTTCTTCCAATCAAACACAGGTCGTCTACGGTTATCTATAATGTGTGCGGCAATAAACTCACTCCACTTTTCTGCCTTTTGTTCAGTGATGCGGAAGTCATATACTTCGGGTTCTACAAACATAGCGTTGGTATCTGCATAGCGACCTTCACGGATAGTGTCGACCCATACAGTCCAATCTGCTTTAAAGTTATTTCTCATCTCAACCAACGGAGCAACGAAATCACAAATGACAAAATCCATATCAGTCATAGCATCTGCTAGATCACGCATACGTTTGCTTTGACGGATGCGCCCGGCTTCGCTAAAATCCCAGTCATCGTATTTTTTACGTACATCGTCGGCATTCAACCAACCAACTTTTTTCTTCTCTGCTTGCAGATGATCAACAATATGCTGTGCCAGATAAGTTTTGCCAGCACCTGGCAATCCCATCACTAGTATCTTTTTAGTCATTAAGTTCCCCATTCATTTTTAAATAATGGCACTTGCAATCTATCACTGTAACGTACCCCGTGCTTCAT